TTCTCGATCGGCGAGACCCCGGAAGGCGACCTCGTCCTCGGCATCGAGGGCAAGATGAGCGACAAGGTCCACCGGATGGTGGAAGACGACCCGGGGGCGATTGCCGCCGTTGCCCTCGAGCACCTGCCCGACATGACCCCGGTCCTGGGGGATACGACCCCGGTCCGGGTCGTCTTCATGCGGGCGAAGGACGGCCTCGTTGCACGGTGGAAGACCGAGCGGGGCCAAGTCCGGATCTCTCAGGTCAAGGACCCCGACGGCAAGAAGAAGCGAGGGAAAGATCATGGCTAAGACGAAGCGGACCCCCGAGGTCCGGGAAGCCCTGCTCCGGTACATCCGGGCGGGGAACTACCACGAGACCGCGATGAAGGCGGCGGGTGTCGGAAAGGAGTTCTTCTATGCCTGGATACGGGACGATGAGGACTTCGCGAACGCCGTAAAAGAGGCCGAGGCGCAAGCGGAGGGCGAGATGCTGTCTTGCATCCGGGAGGCGGCCCTCGCGGACAAGACCTGGACTGCGGCGGCGTGGTACCTCGAGCGCAAGCATCCGGACCGCTTCGGGCGTCAGGACCGCAGGCCAGAGGGCTCGGACAAGACCGAGGTCGTGATCCGCTGGGCGGACGAGGAAGGCGGCGAGGGGTGACCCGGTTCGAGGTCCGGACGGGGGATTGCCTCGCGGTGATGCGGACCCTCGACGATTCGTCCGTCGATTCCATCGTGACCGATCCACCGTATGAGCTCGGGTTCATGGGCAAGTCGTGGGACGCGTCGGGCGTGGCCTTCCGGGTCGAGGTCTGGCGCGAGGCCCTGCGGGTCCTGAAGCCGGGGGGGCATCTGCTGGCGTTCAGCGGAAGCCGGACCTACCACCGCATGGCCGTGGCGATCGAGGATGCCGGGTTTGAGATCCGGGATCAAATCATGTGGGTGTACGGGTCAGGGTTTCCGAAGTCGTTGGACGTGAGCAAGGCGATCGACGCGGCGGCGGGGGCGGAGCGGGAGGTCGTAGGACAAAAGCACGTCACCAACGCCGCGCAAGGTAAGGGACTTGGCCATGGGGTTTTAATAGGAGGAACCGTGCAGGCGGGAATGATTGACATCACCGCGCCCGCAACCCCCGAGGCCCAGCGGTGGCAGGGCTGGGGCACGGCACTCAAGCCCGCGCACGAGCCGATCGTGGTGGCGCGGAAGCCGTTGATCGGTACCGTGGCGGCGAACGTCCTGGCGCACGGGACCGGGGCGCTCAACATCGACGGGTGCAGGGTGGAACACGCTTCAGATGATGACCTGTTGACGTCACAAGCCAAAAACCCGGGGCGCTGCGATATGGTTTCTTCTCAAGTCTACGGGCGCGGACGTCCGCAACAGAGCGTTAATCCTTCTGGCCGCTGGCCCGCGAACCTGATCCACGACGGGAGCGAGGAGGCGACCGCAGGGCTGGGCGATGCTGCCCGGTTCTTCTACTCGGCGAAGGCCAGCAAGGCCGACCGGGATGAGGGCATGGATGGGTGGGAGGAAGCAACCCCTGGACAGAGAACAGGGCGGGTAGAAGGTAGCGCGGGGATTAATGCCTATGCTGGTGCAACGGGATCAGCCCGGAACATCCATCCTACGGTCAAGCCGACCGACCTCATGCGCTACCTTGTGCGGCTCGTCACGCCCCCGGGCGGTCTGGTCCTCGATCCCTTCACGGGGTCCGGTTCGACGGGGAAGGCGGCCGTCCTCGAGGGCTTCCGGTTCCTCGGGATCGAGCTATCGCCGGAATACACCGAGATCGCCCGGGCGCGCATCCGGCATGCCGTGGGTCATGTTGCCCCGGAGCCCGTCACCGAGGCCCAGGTCCCCGACGCCCTGCCCGGGCAACTGAGGCTTTTCGCATGACCGGACGACTCGCCCCGGCCCCGTCGGACTGGTGCCTCTGGGACTTCGTCGCCCTCGCTGTCGTCCTCGCGGGGCATGTCGCAATCCTCGTGACCTTGGCAAGCGGTGGCGGATGCCCCTGATCATTCGGCTTCCGAAGCTTCATCGGGCGCAACTCGAGGTTGCCAAGGACCCCGCTCGATTCCGGGTCTTGGTCTGCGGCCGTCGTTGGGGGAAGACCCGGCTTGGCGCGGCCCTCGCGCTCAAGGCCGGGCTCGAGGGAAAGCGGGTATGGTGGGTCGCCCCGACCTACTCGATCTCGGGGATCGCGTGGGAGCAGGTCCGGGCCATGGCCCGGCCCCTCGGGGCATCGGCGATCGAGTCGACCCGGACCCTGCGGCTCCCGAGCGGGGGCTTCGTGGCCTTCAAGAGCGCGGACAACCCGGACAACCTGCGAGGCGAGGGGCTCGACTTCCTCGTGATGGACGAGGCCGACTTCGTGGCGCGTCGGGTCTGGGAAGAAGTGCTCAGGCCTGCCCTCGCGGACCGGAAGGGCAAGGCCCTGATCATCTCGACCCCGAACGTAGAGGGCGGATGGTTCCATGAGCTTGTGCAGCGGGGTCAGGGCGAAGACCCCGAGGTCCGCGCGTGGCAGTTGCCGTCATGGACGAACCCGCATCTTGACCCGGGCGAGATCGACGCGGCCCGGGGGACCCTGCCCGCAATCGTCTTCCGTCGGGAGTTTGGGGCCGAGTTCGTGTCCGCGGCCGGGGCCCTGCTTCGGCGGGAATGGGTCAAGGTCGGTGAGCCCCCGGCCCGGGACGAGCTCGAGGTCTCGGTCGGGGTGGACTTGGCGATCTCGACGAAGGACGGGGCGGACTGGACCGCGGCCGTTGCCCTCGGCCGGGATCGGAAGGGCGAGTTGTGGGTCTTGGACGTGGCCCGGGTCCGGGCTCCTTTCCATGCGGTCCTCGAGTTTATCAAGGCGATGTCGGCGAAGTGGAACCCCCAGGTCATCGCGGTTGAGCAGATCCAATACCAGGCGGCCGTGGTCACCGAGCTTCTGCGGACGACGAACCTTCCGGTCGTCGGGGTCCGTCCGGACAAGGACAAGGTCACTCGGTTTACGGGGATTCAAGCCCGGTTCGAGCAAGGGATGGTCTGGCTGTCCCCGGACTTGCCGGGCGAGTTCTCGAGAGAGCTTCTGGGCTTCCCTGTCGCGGACCACGATGACATGGTCGATGCTCTTGTGTACGCTCATCGCGGCCTCGGGTCCGCGGATCTGGGGATGTCCTAGAAACTTTCTAGAGAATCTTCTAGAAACCCCTTGCAAGTTACCTAGAATCCTGCTACGATAAATCTATCGGCACCGCGCCGCAGTTCCCCAGTTCCCCAGGAGATAAGACAATGGACATTAGCAAGGTTGACCCGGCTCTCGTTACGCAAGTTGCCAACTTCATCGCATCGGTCGTCGAGAGCGGCGACAAGAACGCGATCATCAATCTTCGCCTTTACGCTCTGGCCTCTGAGATTGGAATGGAAGCCGCATTCGACAAGCTCTTCGGTAAGACGATTACCTTCGACAAGTTCGCGTCCGAACTTTATCAGGAGCTTGCAGCATAGCCCAGACCCAAGGCCCCCCTAACCGGGGGGCTTTTGCTTTGGAAATCTTTCTAGAAACCCCTTGCAAGTTATCTAGAATCCTGCTACTATAAAACCACGGTCGAAGGAGGGCCGAGGCGATGGTCAATCACGAAATGATTCCGGTAACCTTTGGTGGCGAAACCAGAAACGTCAAGGCCTATAAGCAGACCGACGGGACGTGGACCGTTTCCGGGGCGTTCCTTTGCCGCAGCACGAAGGGAACCAAGCTTCATCGAGCTCTTGCCTTCGTGGAATCCACAGAAAACGGCTACGCGGTCGTCGGATGCGCTCCGCTTCTTGGAGCGTACATGATGGTTTGCGGATGGGCTTCCGATGTCGCATCGGATGCCGAAGTGATGTCGCGTCATATCGGAGGATAACTACTCAGGCCCCCCTAACCGGGGGGCCGAGTCATCGGAAGGAGAGATGATGGAAACCACGACCAAGACCCCCGCGGCCCGCTTGTCGGGCCGTGGGAAGAAGGCCGGAAGGGTTAATGCCATGCTTCGGATTCGTCCCGAAGCGTGGCAGGCGATCAAGGACGCGGCCCAGGCGGCGAACCTGACCCCGGGCGAGTTGCTCGAGCGGGTGTTCCTCAAGTGAAGGTGATCAAGACGAACAAATCGATTGCCGATGCGTTCGTGTCGGCAAAGCACTATAGCCGCAGGCCTTCCGTTTTCTGGGAGGCCTTCGGGCTTGTTGAGGATGGAATGGTTGTCGGTGTCGTCGTGTACGGTCAGCCTAGTCCACCAATCCAGAGGCATGCATTCCGCGGTCGGGACTTCCGGCTATATGAGTTGACCCGACTTGTTGTGCAGACCAAGACAAAGAATGCGGCTAGCATTCTTGTCGGGCGAAGCCTACAGATGCTTTCAGAGCGACCGTCAGCAGTTATCAGTTATGCAGACACGGAACATGGCCATGCCGGAATCGTGTATCAGGCAACAAATTGGATTTATACAGGAGCAACGGTCAGCCATGACAAGGCATACATCGTTGACGGAAAGAGAATGCATCCGATGACGCTTCGTGACCGCGGGATCACGGACCCGGCCAGGTGGGCAAAGGAACACGGGATCGAGACTGTTCCGCCGATGGAAAAACATCGATACTTCTATTTCGTCGGAGACCGCAGGCAGAAGAAATCCATGATGGAAAAGCTCGTTTATCCCGTGATCGCCGATTATCCAAAATCAGACCGGACAAGGTATGACGACGGTCCGGATCTTTCAATACCTGCTCCCCTCACGCTTTTCTAGTATGAGCGCGAAGCGGTGCCCAGTCTTGAACGGGGCCGGATGCCCGCGGTACCCTTGACCCATGGGCATCCTCGATCGGTGGAACGCGGCGGTCAAGGCGTGGAGGCTCGGGGCGGCAAC